CATACATAGGCAAATCCCCAACAGGAACTGGCGTTAGACAACGCTACTATTTTACTGCCTCTGGTAGTGAGACATCACTGTCAGGTACAGATGACAATGGCCTAACCTTAGTATTTAGTGATGGCAACTTTGTAGACGTAATGCTCAATGGCGTAACTCTTGTAGCAGGTACTGATTACAACACTACAACTGCAAATACAATTGGTGGCTTGGCTGCTTTAGCCGCAAGTGATGTTGTTGAAGTTGTTGTCTATGATATTTTTACTGTGGCTGACACAGTTTCCGCAAAAAATGGCGGTACCTTTTCAGGAAATGTTAGTTTGAATGGGGATGTTTTAATCGGTGGCACTAACGAATGGACAATTGAACTTAGTTCAAATGATTTGATTTTTAAGTACAACGGTGTAGCGAAGATTAAATTTGCATCTGATGGCGAAATTGTAACTGTAGATGATGTAACAGCATTCGGAAGTATTTAATGGCTATAGGTAGTGGCACAGTTAGCATGAGTGACATCCGCACTGAGTGGGGACGGTCTGGCACTATAAAGCTAAGTGAAATGTATCGTGGCGGTTCGCATGTCAGGGCTAAAGCCGGAAATAATACAGGTACAAATTTAGCTGCATCCGTGCCTACTAGTGGCACTATCAAGATTGATAACTTTCGTAGCACTGCTAAAGGTTTTAGATTTACGTTTTCTTCCACAGCTACAAACCAAAATGCTTCTACATTGTTTGGTGATGATTACGCTGTAGACTATCCCAAAGAAATTGTTATTAATAGTGGTGTTGAACTTGGTGCAACATCAACTTCTGAAGAAGCCCTACAGATTGACAGCGGTGGTGCTGGTACAATAACAATCACTAACAACGGTACATTGACAGGTGCTGGTGGGGCTGCAGGGGCTGCAGGTGGTGACGCATTTGAAGCTGATGTTGCGTGTACTTTTGTAAATAATGGCACTATTCGCTCTGGTGGCGGTGGTGGCGGAGCCGGGGGAACAGGCGGCACAGGTGGCGGGGGGCAGGTTGGTAGTCACGCGTCATCCGCTACATATTGGACAAATGCTAACAGTGATGGCGATTGTGTGAGTCTCGCACAGGTGCAAAATAACCACATTCACTCACATACCGTCTTTGTTAGCCAGATGGACAGCGGTTATTACAAGTGTTACGCAAGGTTGTATAGCGTAACTAATACCAACGGCGGTGCTGGGGGTGCTGGTGGAGCAGGTGGCGTAGGGCAGGGTTATGGTCAGTCTGCTGGTACATCTAATTCAGGCTCCGGTGGTGCGGCTGGCGGCACAAGTGCCGGAACAGGTGGTACAGGCGGGGCCAGTGGTGCTGGGGGTGCTTATGGCACAGCAGGGGCTACTGGCAGTACGGGAAGCACTGGAGCAAACGGTAACCGTACAAATGGTGCTGCCGGGGCTAGTGGAGCTAGTGGGGGTGCGGCTGGTGCGGCTATACGAGGTATATCTAGTGTTACATTAACTAACAACGGTACGATTACTGGTGGTCAGGTGTGACAAGGTTTTATAATGCTGATGATTACAGAGCAATGTTTGGAAATCAATATGTATCTTATTTGTGGGATAGCTATAGGAAGTTACAAAAATTAATACCAGACAATGTTAAGACCATATTAAGTATTGGATGTGGTACAGGAGAGGTAGAAGAATTAATGCCTTATGACTTCACCTTGTATGACCCTTATGGGCCTATAGCTGAATACAGGCAAAAACCGTTTGGTCAACACGATTACGCTATTGCTCATGGGGCTGTGTTGTCGGCAGCAGAGCCAAACGAAAAAAAAGAAGTTATAGAATTAGGTTTGAAACATGCGCCAACATTTTTAATTCATACTGGTTACAAGAACAATTCAAGTTCTGATGATTGTATGTCTTACTACAGTTGGAGTGAAAAAGAACTTCTTGCTGATTACAACTGGAAATCGGTAAACAAAAGTTACATTGAGGTTTATCGTGAATGCTGATGAAAGGCTTTACATTTGTGAAGAATGCGAATGGTACAGAAAATCTATATCACAATGTAAGAAATGTATGTGCATTATGAAAATTAAAGTTCAGTTTAAAAATGCGAAATGTCCTCTGGAGAAGTGGAAATGACACAGTACACAGTAGAAAAAATAGAAAATGGCATAGCCACCTTGCGCTACGCAGATGATAGCTGGGCTGAGATTGTTCTTGCATCTGACATGACGCAGGAAGACCTTGATGATAAGGCATGGGACTTTCGCCCAAAGGTTGGTGTTGCTCCGTCGTTTATCTCTGTGGGTTCCAAAAGCACAGCTAGTCAAAAGCCTGAACCTGTTGTTGAATCTGAAGAAATACCAGAGTATTTACAAAACAGGCAAGCTGCTTATGGTGATGTAGCAAGTCAGATTGAATACATCACGGAAAACGGACTAGACGCTTGGCAAAAACACGTTTCTGAAATCAAGGCTAAATATCCAAAGCCTAGTGGAGATTAAACATGACTCGTGCAAGAGATGTAGCAAACAGGACAATCGTAGCAAACGCTGTTGGTGCTACTGAACTCGACTTGACAGATAACTATGCGTTTACTGGTACAGTTAGTGGTGTTGGTAAAATACTGCAAATTCAATACACGCAATACACTGGCACAACCTCAGATGCTATGTCAGCAGGTGGTGACTACACGATTGACGAACTGGCAGTGAACATTACGCCAAGTGCAACAAATAGCATTATTAGACTTGAGGCATTTGTTTACGGTGAGTGGTCAACTGATGCTGCTATCTGGAACAGTAATTGGTACTTCCTGCGTGACAGTACAAAACTGCAAGCACCTGCTGATGGAACAGCAGCGCGTGGTATTGCTATAGGAACTTGGCGGTCTATTGGTGGTGATAACAACGATAGCACTCCAGAGGGTACAGCATACTCTTACTTTGACACGCCTTCTACAACTTCACAAATAACATACAAGGTTGGTATTTATGTGTCTCAATCAGCAACTTGGCACACAAATAAAACGGCAAATGCCAATAATAATAATACTGGGTATGAGCGTGGCATTTCATCAATTATTGCTACAGAGATAGCTGGCTAATGGAAATGTCCAGCATGATGTTCTGGAACATTATCCTAACACTGGTAATTGCGCCAGCGTTCTGGATGTTTAGGTCAATGATGGCTGAAATGAAGCGCATAGATATATTACTGAATAGAACACGTGAAGACTACGCTACCAAAAACGAACTACGTGAGGACATGACACGGGTTATGGAAGCACTGCATCGTGTCGAAGATAAGCTAGACAGAGCGTTACAAAGGGACTAGGGTATGGCAGCAATTACAACTGATCAAGAACTACAGGCTGAAGTTGGTGCTCTTGCATCTGGAGACACCAGTTCGATTCCTCAAGTTAGTCCTGTATTACAGAATGTAGACCCAAGTGAACTTGAATCAACTACTAACAAGATGTTGCAACCAACAGCAGGTGCAACCGTCACTACTGCAAGCACACAAGGTTTAACCCCAACAGCACCTACCGCAAGTTCGCCTACTGTCGGACAAGTAGGTGCTATCGACGACGTTACCTCTGACATTCAAGCTGCTGGTCCTATGCAAGCTGCACAAATTACGCAGCCTGTAGAAGTAGATATGACAGGCGTTCAAGGAACAGTATCTGCTGGATCTATAGGAACTGCTGCAACTCAACAGCTTGACCCTCAAGCAACGACACAATATCAGCTTTCTCAACTGATGAACAGTGTTCAGCAAGGTCAACCACTTCCCCCGTGGGCTTCTCCTGCCGTTCGTAAGATAACAGGTGTGATGCAAGCACGGGGTTTAGGTGCAAGTTCGATGGCTGCTGCTGCAATGACACAGGCAGTCCTTGAATCAGGTGTAGTTATTGCAAGCCAAGATGCAAACAAGTATGCAACCATCCAACTAGAGAATTTGAAAAACGAACAGCAGATGGCTCTGGCTAACGCCGCAACCTTTGCTGCAATGGACAAGGCTAACTTGAACGCTCGTTTAACAGCGGCTGTAACGAACGCACAGTCATTGCTTGCTACTGAAACAAAGAACTTGGATGCACAGCAGCAAGCCAACACACTTTCATACAACGCCTTGACTCAAGGTATTTTTAAAGATGCTGCAGAAGAAAATGCACGACAGCAGTTCAACGCCAAGAACGAACTACAGGTTGAGCAGTTCTTTGCAGAGTTAGGTTCACAGGTTGAAACAGCTAATGCCAATCGTGTAGCTGCTATGGAACAGTTCAACGTTAGTGAAGCAAATGCCATGAGCCAGTTCAATGCTACTTTGAACGATGCTCGTGATAAGTTCAACGCTAATATGCAATACGCTGTTGACCAATCAAACGCACAGTGGCGCAGACAAGTCAACACGGCTAACACTGCAGCCCAAAACGAAGCGAACCGACAGAACGCACAAAACGCATTCAACGCATCCCAGAATGCTCTGAACAACTTGTGGCAACAGTATCGTGATGTTGCTGCTTGGAATTTCCAGAAGTCCGAATCAGCCCTTCAACGACAGCACGAGGTTGGTATCATGGCTATGGAATTTGCCAATACAAACAAACTATATGATAAGAAACAAAAAGATGATTTAGCTATGGGTATTGGTAACTGGATTGCTGCTTGGGTTGCAAGCTAGAAGGAATAGGATATGAGTTTTAGTTTAGGCAATATGTTATCCACAGCTTGGGATATAGGTAAGGATTTCTTGTTTGGTAGTCCCGGTCAACCTACAGGAAGTGGCCCACCTATTGGCCCCGGTCTAGGTCAACCAACAAGCGGTTTGCTTGGTTCAGGTGGGGTTATGAGCGGCTTCATCAAAAAAGGGGCTGGAGCATTCCTAAAATCTCAGGGTATAGGTCCCGGACAAAAGAACGAAGGTCAATATTTTCAGCCTACAGAATTTAGAAAGAATCGTTCTGTACAGGAACTAACTCGCGGACAAGCTACTGGTCGTGTTGAACTGTCCCCTATACAAAGACAACTATACTCCAACCCAGCGGTTAGGCAAGCAGCCCAGCGTTTGATTCAATCTAATAATAATCATATGGCAAATCTACGTGCAGCTACGGGCAACGTAGCCCCTACCTTGAAAGCTGGACGACGCACTATTGTTACTGAAACTCCTGAATTAACAGAGATACAAGTATGAAGATAGATCCTAATAGAGCAGCAGCGGGTTCGATTGAAGCAAAAGATCCGTTTGCTCCGGCACCGCCGGGATACAGCCTGACAACAGACAACCAACAGTGGCCGTGGGGAAAGCCTCCTAGAATTGTTGATCCTGAAGAGGCTTTGGATACTGCTATACAGAAGCTAGGTCGCAAAAAAAACAAGCAGGAACTGATGAAGGTTCTTATGATTGGTGCATCTGTAGAGGCTCTAGTTGAAGGCTATATCATACAGAACTTTCAGGAAGGTAACTTCACACCGGACGTAGGCTTGCTGATCAAAGGTCCGCTTGCAATGGTTATTGCTGGCATGGCAGAAGAAGAAGGCATTCCATATCGTTTCTTTGAACGTGACGACGAACTAGAAAAAGATGAGATGGATGATGAGACGTTCTTCCGCATGATGAAGCGTAACAATCCTCAGATGTTCGCTGTAATTAGCGAAAAGATAAACGCAGACATTCGTAGAGGCTATGCGCCTGAAGAGCCTGAAGAAGAGAACTTTATTAATATGAAACGAGAGGCTGAGTAAGATGGGTATTGGTGCAGCGTTTGCAATGGGCCTAGTCAAAGGCTTCCGTGAAAATATTGATGCAGAAAAGCAGCGTCGTTTAGGTGAACAAGAAAAGCTAGATGGTATCGAAGAAATGGCCTTGAAATCTTTGTTGGAAGGAAAAGCAACAAAGAAAGGCTATAGTGCTGTTTCTGACTTAATTAAATCTGCACAACAAAAGATAGATGACCGCCCTAAAATAGACATCTTTGGTCGCGCTACGGACGGTATTGATCTTGATTTGGCAAAAGCGCAGACTGCTATACAAAAAGCAGGAAGCTATGAATCACTAATTGGATCGGGTGACTATGAATTTGGGTTTGGTGTAGACGTTAGAAAGTTTGGAACAGGCGACAGTAACGCGGCTATTGCTGAAATGAACTCCCGTCTGTTTACCGATCCAGTAGCTTTACAAAAGCTTGCTAAAGCCCCTGACGGTGTTATAAAGGAGATCGAAAACATATACGGCGGTCACGCTGCATTTATAATGAACAACTATAATGCAAACAAACAAGCTGGTAACACAGTTCAAATGAACATGAGTATGTTCGGTCCAGCCCAAGAGTTTGATAGAGTGATGCGCCTAAGAAATAAAGATCCAAATTATTCTATCTTGAGTCGAGCATATGCACAAAGCACCGGAAAACCAGCAGCCGTTGATCCGGGTAACTTTGGCAACGTTATCACCATGAGCGGTATGGGAGACAATCAGTTTGGCTATGCATCATTGGGTATGTCTTTACGAACGGATATAAACGCTCTACCGAATGTGTGGGCACAGTACACATCCCAAGCTGGCGGAAGAAGTAAAGACGAAAGACAGATGTACTTTGATGCTGCACGTGATATTGCACAAGATTACGGAAAAAGAGGCTTGGTATTTCCTACTAAGAACGTTGCTATCAATACTATGCGACCTCAAGATGCAAAGGAATTGTTGCAAGCAGTAAGCAATAAAGTAAACAACGATCCTATTGGTATGGCCTACGTGTTCGGTGCATTTCAGCATCTAGATAACTGGAACCCTGACACTGGGTTTGAATATGTAGATGAAGCTATTACTACAAAGCTATATGCTGCAAAGACTATATTTGGTCGGGAAGCAAAAGAAGAAGACTTCGATAAGCTGGTCACCCTAGATCAAGAACTAACTGATACACTAGGTAGTGAGGCGCAACAAACAGGTCTGTATGGCCTCAAAGCTATGGTCGAGAAAGACTTTGTTGGCCCACCCGGACTAGACATGATCAAAGGCAAGCTTGCTTCTGCAGGTGCAATCTTTACAGCCCTTGTAGGCGATGAATCACCAAATCTTCAAAAGGCAGATGTAGCAGACCTTGCCCCTAATTCTGAGATAGTTAATGCCGCTGAAGCGCAGAGAAGAAGTGCTGAAGTAGATGATAACGGCGATCCCGTAGAGTTCCTTACAACTGAATACATCTCAGGATTAAACAACCGGATAGAACAAGCCCGAATCACAGGTATGAATTCTAAACCAAAGCAGGGTGAAACTATAGCAGAGGCAGGTGCACGATATGCACGGTTCGAAGCTATACGAATAGCACTTGCATTCCAGATGGCACGTGCTGCTGATCCATCAGGTCGTTTATCTAACCAAGATATCGAAGCCCAGCTTGTTCGTTTAGGTAAGAACTTTGATACCGTCAAGTCGATGAAGGCACGTCTTGAAGTTGCTATTAAAGACTTTGAAGTAAAGAAACAGAGATATGGTGCTATCATTGAAATAGCTGGAGATGCCACTTCAAAAGCAACAGTTGGATCTAAGAAACTAATTCGCGGGGTTTATGCAGTAGATAGACTAGCAAAGAAAGCAGGGTATCTAAGTTACGCTAACTACCTAGATGTAGCCGCACCTGTAACTGCTTACGCTCCACCACAGCCGAATCAGCTATCATCTAGTGCCGTTGCAGAAGACGGTTCTGCTGTATACATAGCAATAGGTGAAGATGGTAATCCTGTTAAGCAGGATGGACAAAACGTATACGTAGACAAAGACGGGGCTGTTGTTGAAAATATCAAGCCTCTAACGGCGGATAGCTTGAGGTCATCTAATCAGACCCAAACACCTGTTACTGCTCCTGCCACTACACAGGCTCCGGCTGCTCCGGCTGCAGAGACTGTAACTGCACCAGAACAACAACAAGGCGTAGTAACAGCACCTGAACCTGAAGCAAATGCGGAGGTTCAAAGCGACAATGGTACAGCAGGTGACCAGTCACAACCTGCTGGCCCTCGCATCGTACAGGGTCTGAATCCAGAGTTGGTAACTGTAATTGATGGTAATAACCTTAGTGGTTTAACCCTGCAGGATAAAGAAACCGGAGAAACATTGCCGGGACTGTACATCGTAAAGAACGGAAGATATGTCAAGAAACCGGGAACAGGTGCGTAACCTATGAATCAGATTCAAAGAACACCTACAGCTAATCTACCACTATCTCTACAAAGTAAAGCGGTAGAGTCGCTTTCCCCTGATACATCAAAGGTTCCGACCTACGATGAGGTCCTATCAGGTTCGTCTACTGTAATCAACGGGTTCGAAATACCTCAGTTTACAATAGACAGGGCAAGGCAAGGTGATCAGAAAGCACAGCGGTATATCTTAGGTGAGATAGACTCTGCAAAGATGGCACCAGTTCAGTCGCCTATTGCTTTTACAAAGGTGACAGACGAAGGTATCAAAACGAACCTTCCTGATAACCTATCTGATAGTCAGAAGGAAACGGCAGAAGATTACGTGGAGAACCGGAAGCGGTTGTTCTCGTTCCTAGATCCTAAGATTAAAGACGCACGAGTTCGTGACTTGATCATTGACTACTACCGTACAGGCGAGTTCTTCTCTGAAACAGGTGCACAACTAGCAGAGACACCTAGATTTTTGGCTAACGTACCGAACTATCTTCAGGTTCTAGGTATGCACGTTGCACCTGCTGCGTTTGAATCTATGTCAGGTGATGTGACTTGGGAAGAAGCGTGGGCTAAGAGACAACCCCTAGTGGCGGAAGCCTTTGCAAATTATCGTTCGCAGATGGATGAGTTTGGAATTAGTGCGACCTACGACGACGTAATGAACGACAGGTTCAAAGAAAAGTTCATTGAGAAGTACGGGCAAGAAGCATACGAAGATACGTACAATCCTGAAATAGAAGGTATGGGTAGACTAGAACTACCTATGATACCGCCGGGTGTAGGCGAACAGATGCTAGACTTTGGGTTTGGTGAACTGACTACAGGCGAACAGGGTCTGGCGTTCCTTTCATTAAACGCTCCTATTAGCGGCGCATTCGGTCTTGTTCATTTACAAAAAGGCAAGAAGCAACTAGGTTTGTACGAAACTGCTGCCAAAGCCGATAGAAAAGTTGACCTGATAGATCCGGTAACTTTCATAAGAAACAAAGAGATACAAGAAAAAACAAACACCTTTACTAAAAGCTGGCGCAAAATGACAGCCGCAATAGGTGCTAGTCTGAACAATCGTGGTCCTATAGGGGCTGCACAAACAAATCAAACTGCCCGTCAAAATATAAAAGACTTAGACAGAGCAATAGACGAAAAAACAAAAGAACTTGCTACTAAAAAAGGTAATGACGCAATAGTCTTGCGCGGCGATATCGACAGATTACAAGCCCGAAGAAACAGACTGATATACAACGGTGCATCTAACCCTTACATGTTCAACCTGTTCGTAGATGAATCAGTTATCGCAATTGGTCAAACAGCAGGTTATAACTTGCTACCCGGTTTTCTTGGAATAGAACCGGATACAGGCGGCATGATAGGTGCACTAGGATTTGCTTTTGGTGGAAGACCAACAATAAATAAAGTCGTAGGTGGACCAGCTAGATTTATATCAAAAATACCTCTGGTTAATTCTATAGGTTCTAATATAGGTGAATTCCTAGAAAATATTTCACCTATACCAACGGGTCTTTTGGTAAACAGAGATGTGGCAGAGATGGAAGCATCACTGGGTCGTCGTCTAAAGGGCAAAGAATTAGCATCTGTAAGGCTTCTTGATAAGATGATGAAACAGCTAGACCCACAACAACAAGAAATGGTCTACAAATCTATCGACAACTACATCGAACTAAAAGACAGAATACTTTCAAGGTTCCCACAAGGAGAAGCACGGGAAGAAGCTGATAGGGTGTTCCAGCTTTCCTTTGCTCACATATCAGGGTTAGCACCTCTGCAAGCTTTAGAGTTCAACTCTCTTAAAAATGTAAAAGGACAAGAGTTGTCGGATGCTGTTCAATTACAGATGCAAAGTGAAAACGCACTAGAACAGGCAAGCCTTGCTATCAATCGTCTAAAAGAACTTTCTGCAGCTACAGGCGTAGATCCTGACGATAGTGCGTTTATAGCTGGCTGGGTAAAGAACTTTGAAGCAGCGGCAGATGCTGAACGCATGAACATTGCCAATAGAAAAGTTCAGTACATGGAAGCCCTTAGAAGTTACAAAGCGAACATGCTATCCAATCCTGATGTAGAGATAGACGCCGACATCGTAAATAGATTGGCAGAAATGGAAATTGCTCTGTCTCCTAATGCAGCAATGGATATCAAAGCCAAGCGCGAGATAATCCTGAAAAATGCAGCGGAGGTATCTCTGGCCTTAAACGAACGTGCTGAAGCTATAAAGGGCCTCAGAGGAACAGCAGAGCACCGCCGACAGTTGGGTATCTTACAAGAAGATATCTACGACGCTCACATGTCCAGCATCTACGCTCTTGCACGAAACGCTTATACAAAAGCAGATGAAGTCATCGGTGACCGTGATATCGATATCAGGAGTGCCATAAACGCACTTGTACAATCACAAGGTGATATAGACTCCAAATCTCTGCGTGGTTTGTTTAATGCTCAAGCAGAGTTTTTAAGTGGTCGATCTGGTCGCATGGCGTTTAATGCTTTCAACGATATGGCAGAGCGTTCGTTGCGTAAGAACATGGAACTAGACGATGAAGATTTGTCTGAGTTGGTCGAGTGGGTTACAACACCTCGCCTTGCAGATGGCACAGCTAACCCCGATTTCTTAGGTGATCAGGTTTCGTTTGTAGACATGGCCTTACACTTTAGTGCAAAAGAAGGTAGTGGGTTTGCGCCGTTCGTGGCTAAACCGTTTGAGGTAGATGAGGTTCGCAGACACTTTGCCAAGAAAGCCGCATCGATACAAGATGACAAGATGGCAAAGCCGTACAGAGATGCAGCGAACTTGTTTGATGATGCCCTAAGAGCAGACCCTGAAGTTTTTGCTGAAGTACAGCTTGCACGGGACACATACCGGGATCTGATATTTGATCCGATTCGCATGAGCAGCAAGGGTGATCAGATTGTAAGTGCAAGGAGTGGTCCTGAGTTCGTTACAAGAACACCGGGCGGCAGACGGGCACCTTACAAGCTGGGCAGTGAACCAGAGACTTGGCACAAAGATCTTGCTGTAGCTATTGATAATGCAATGAACGATAAGGCGTTTGCATCTGATAAGCTTAGAAACATGATGGACGATCTAGTTCGTTTCTGGGGAGATAGAGACGAAGCAGGTAACATTGTATTTGATCTGACAACAGACAGAGGACGTGCAAAATTTGAAAACGTTCAAAACCTGATCAGAGCAAACCTACATGAGTATTGGGGTGCTGCAAAAGAGAAGGGATTGCGTGACGCTGTTCGTGCAGATCTTCTGAACAATGATCTACCGTCAGGAACGTACAATTTCGATGCAGCAGAAAACTTCTTAGATAGAGTAAACCCGAACATTCAGGTTATGGTCAAAGAAGGTGATGGTCCAGCAGTACAACGCCCATTAGTTGATTTGACTGAGATGATTGCTCAAGAACAGGATATTGTAGACTTGATGGCTGTTAGCAAAAGTCTCCGTCAACAATACAAAGAATTTACGGACGAGATCAACGGTGTAGTAGGAGACATGGGAACGATTGCTGCAGAAGCTGTAGGTCTTAGGAAGCGGACTGTCCAGCAGTTTGAACAAATATCTGGTGAGACAGACGCATTACGATTCTATGAAAAATACGTATTAAATAATGACGTTAGTTTGATGCAAGGCTTAAAGGCAGAGTTCGTTGATACGATGGTAAGCACGGGCATATCTCAAGAAGATGCCTTACAAGAGTTTAACGACGGTATGCGGTACATGCTGATGAATGGTTTGTTGGCACGTGCAGGTAAACAGGCTAATGATAAGATAACTTTCAAGGCTCTTGATGGTAAGAAACGAACTGTGGAAACCCTGACAGATGCAGCCAGCCTTCACGCTGATCTAGACAATCCAAACGTCACTGCTATCTTAGAAGAGTTTATGGATGAAGATCACATAAGCTTCATGCAAGACATCAGCGAATACATGATGTACGCTTCTGGTGCAGCCGCTACACAGTTCGCGCCAAAGGGACAGATTCGCGGTATATCTCCAAACGAAATTATCAGCCGTGCGTTTAACATTGCTCGTGGTATGGTTAGTCCGACTTACGTTGCGGCAGAGTTCGCTGTCCGTGTAATGTCACACAACGAGATTAACGCTTTGCAACTTGCAGCGTCAAACAAAGAGGCAGCAGGTATCTTACGTAAGGTGCTTGAGACTCCGGGAGAAGTCACACAAGACGATATCCAACGATTTACAGTTCTAGCTAAATCTTTCTTGGCTAGATCAATATACGAGTCAGGAGACAAGGCACCTGAGTTCGTTCCACAAGAAGCTATCTTAGCTGCACAACAAGATGCACAGAGAGAGCAAGATACTCAATTTGAATTAGAAACAATTTCTCAGTAAAGGGTGATGAAATGAAAATGTACAATAACGGACAGCGCAAGGCCATGATGTATGGTGGTGCTGCAAAGCGTAAGCCAATGATGTATGGCGGCACGGCAACAAAAAAGCCCCGCAAAAAAGCTCAAATGGGGGGCATGATGTCGGCTCCAGAGCCACTATTTAAACCAGCGATGGGTATGCCAAAGCCTGACAGAGCCATGATGGGTATGGCATACGGCGGCAAGGCAAAGCTAGGTGACTTGAACAAAGATGGCAAGATGTCCGGCTATGAAACAGCCCGTCAAAATGCTATCGAAAAGAACATGAAGAAGAAGAAAGCCTAAATAAACTTTCCAGACTTTTCCATCATTTCATCTGCCATAGACCGTAGATAACGCAACAGGGATGCTATTGAGTGTGCACCTTCATACTCTGGCATCCCTTTGTTCATTGCTGATTCGAACTCATGAGGTGGCACACCATCCCATACCAGTTCGACATGTCCGTCCTGATTCAAGTACGCTGTAAATTGAAACAGATTAGCCTTGTGCTTCTTTCTTGGCATTGACACTCTCTAGTTCTTGTATTGCTAGGTTGTAACAGTCAGCTTTGAACACAAAGCCGTTTGCAGGGTCCACATCCCCTACACGGTATTTAGTTGCCTTCTTGTAATAGTCTGCTTTAGGTATTTTACCAAGTATCCATGCCTTGCTGTGATCTGTCAAGATTCGAACAAAGACGTAGCTATCGCAGTCTTGCTTTGTACCATGTGCAGCTACAGAGCAATCGTAGTTAGGTGAAGGGGTTGTGTTACACCGCTTGGTCTTTACGTCAACACGTTCGTTTCCTACCATCAAGTCAAAATCCTTGCTGTTGGCCTCTGTGCCGCCCGTATAGTCCTCTACGATAATCTCACCTATCGCACCCACCACATTACTGAGACTGCCCGTGATGCTGCCCTGTAGATTACCTACAGTGGCAGCTTTCTTTTTGGCACGGGCAATAATCTCAGGTGTTATTTTGATCTGTATCATGCCGCGTTCAAGTCCACTACTTCACACACGCCAGCAGTACATGCAAGTTCCCGTGATCCGCTTGTGTTATCTTCCTTCTCAAACTCAGAAAGTTTGTTCCAGTCGATGGTGACATTCTCGTACATCTTCTTCCATTCCAAGTATTCATCTGGTTCGATGTCTTGATAGGGGGCTTGCTGATAGGTATGATCACTGTGAGGCAAGAATGATACACCAGATGCCACGTCAAAGTTCTCGTACACCCATGCACCTACATCCATCCATTCATGCTCTTTGACAGACACAGTGATAGAGGGTTTGTGTTCACACCAATGAATTGCGTATGTTTTCCATAACTCCAACTGTTCTACGGCTGTCATTTTAGTACGAGTTACCGCACCTTCTGGAGACTTCATGGGGAAGCTAAAGACCGTTGTAGAATCTGGCTTCATCATGTCACGCTCGTTGTGCACACCGCTTTCGATAAGGAACTGTGTCAACGGATCTTTGTTGTCGCCACGAACCGTACGAATAAAATAATCGTTGTGTCGTGCATGAATACCACTAGCCGCGTCCACGAGTTGAGATACAGTACCCGACGGCTTTACACAGGTGATTGCTGCACTCTGAGGTATTCCAAGCATGTTCGCAAACTTCTTGTTTGTATCTACGGCTACTTCTCGCATTTCTTCTAGCCAACGCTTGCTGTCTACGTTCTTTGAAAGCACGTGATGATCCATGATACCAGTCAAGGATACGCCTAACAAACGCTCTTCTTCTGTGTTGTCTTTCCATACTTTCCTCAAATACTTGAAGTCTGTCAGAGTAGACTGAAGGGTTCCAAGAATTGTAGCTAAACGAACTTTACGCTTCAAATCATCTAGTGAGTCCGTTTCACGAACAACAACCTCTGACAAATTACAGAACTGATAGCCACGCAGGATAATCTCTGAACATGGGTTTGTTCCCCACATGTGGCCTTGCTCACGGCGTCCGTTACGGCCTACCTGTTTGTCTGCCGCTTCACGGTTAAACATACCACGCTCACCGGACTTACTGTCGTACAGCGCAAGCCACTCACGCATAAACGTACCCATCTCAGGCTTGTACTTGTACGCGACAGAGTTGTTAGCCAAGGCTCTCTGTCCTTCGTTCTCCCACCACTGTCCTGCCTTG